GCGCTACCAGCAGTTAGAGCACCGAAGTGACCACTATTTGAAGTATCAACTTTTATATTTGATCCAGATACGGTATAAGTTGAACCTAATCTAGTTCCACTTGTAGCTGCTCCATTAACAGTCAGCTGAGTACTTGTTGATAAACGATGTACAAGATCTGCACGTGCACTAGGCGCAATAAATAATATTAATAGTGGGACTAATTTCCACATAATTTTAATTAATAATCTTATTCAATATAAGTTTACATGAGGGTAAACTTAGAAGGTATTGCCACTATACGATGACTGAAGATGTAAAAGTATCTCAGAAAGTACCTGAGAAGAAAAAAAGTGTACTTGGAAAAATGAAAGACGCTCTTTTACCTGACCAAGAAGAGCAAGCTGCGATCATCTCTACAGGTGTCAGGATTGTTGTACTTGGGTGGAGCGGTGCAATTTTAACTTTAAATTACGTTTCCATTCCAGGAATTCCTCAACAAAAAATAGATCCAACCTTCATAGCTTCAGTGTTTACAGGAGTTCTTGCTAGCTTCGGGATCGCTACAGCATCTAAGAAAGGTGATGGAACGATGAAAATGAATGGTGAAGCTAATGGTCAGGTTAGTAAAAAAGATATGGAAAGGCTAATAGAAAAAGCAGCACAGTCTGCTCCTGCTCAAACTATAAGAATTGAACAAGCTCCTTTAATTATTAAAGCTGACGAATCTTCTTCAAAACCTTCTGCATGAAGTATTTAATTCTTGCTTTCAGTATTTTTTCTATTTTGAACTCATGTGCTCCTGCACCTGTAACTGTTCAAGAGATAACTGATGTAAGATTTATTTAGTTTATAAAGGATAGCCACGTTGGAATTAGCTACTTTTGAAGCACAGATTCAAGAACAGTCTGATGACCTTGCCAATCAAATTAGAACTGGTGAAGATAATTTGATGAGGCTTAAAGAAGCTTTTCTTAAAGTACAAGGTGCTAAAGAAATGCTAGGCATTATCAAGAAAGAATCTGAAAAACCAGAAGAAGCTATTTTTCCTGATCAGTTGGCTGACGGGACAGCAGATTAATGATTCATGAATTCACGGAGGGACGTTATAAAGCCTTGAGCTTACTGTCTCAATATTTAAAAACACCTCCTCGTGAATTAAAGCTTGATGCTATTTTTATAGATATACCAGAAGAAGATCTTCGGTGGGTAACAGAAAGATTTCATTACTATACTTTGAAAATTTTAGAAGATGTAGAAGACAAAATACAAAGAGAAGCAGAGATATAATACGATTAAGTATGTAATTTTTAAAAGCCTGTGAAATACGATCCTGACAAATTTATAGAGTCTGAAAATAAAGAGCAACCTGTAAGACGCCAAAAAGCTCCAGATGATACAGATTTTGCTATACAACAAGCAAAGTTAGACGCAGTAAAAGATCGTAGTGGTGAAGCTAGAGATTTCTTATTTAATTATGGTGGTAAAGTTGATGAAATTGTTAGCAATTTAAAATCAGGAAGAGATCCTAGCCAAGCAGTAGGTTCTTCTGCTAATCGTGCTAACTATATCTAAAATGGCTTCTGTCGTTCCTCTCGTAGGTTTAACAGCTCTTGGAGAGAAAGAAAAAAAACAGAATAAAAAAGAAGTTTGTTATTGTCATTTAGTACAGTTACTACGAGCTACTTCTCATTTATTAAATCAGACTTATATTGTCCATTGGAATTTGATAGGCAGCAAATTCTATTCAACACATTTACTTACAGAAGATATTTATAAAGAGATGCAAAATGGATTAGATACAGTTGCAGAACATATTAGATCTTTAAATATCAGCACACCATTCTGTGTAATGGATTTAAATGAAGCTAAAGAATTAGATCCACTTCCTCATGATTGTTTTGCTCAAGATAAGATGATTAGTGTTTTAGCATCAAATTATAATAAACTTGCAGAATCATTCTCATTACTTTCAGAAGAATCAGAATCTATTGGAGATCAGTTAACAATGGATTTAGCAGCTGAGAGAGGACGTGCACATAAGAAACAACAGTGGTTATTAAAATCTAATTTATGAAATGTTATCATTGTGGCTCTGAACTTAGTTGGGAGAGTGATCTAGATCTTGATCATGATATCTATAGTATGCTTACTTTCTTAACATGTACTAAATGCCAGACAGATATAGAAGTTTATAAAAGAAGAGAAGAATAAATTAATCAATTAAAGGCCAAGATCTAAACCATTTAGTAATAATATATTTATCTCCACTCTTTGGTGGTAAAGCTTCATGCATAGTCTTTAGATTAGGCCATCCAAAAGGATATAAATTATTCCAGAAGATAGCTTTACCTCTTTCTGGTTTAATCTTTAGGTTCAGATATTTAAAATATGTTTCTCCACCTTCTTCCACATCATTTAGATACAGCATAAAAGTCCAAGTACGTTGTCCCATCCATTCTGTATAAGTTTTCATTTCTTCAGTAAAGGGATGGAAGAAATCATGATGTCCTTTATAAAATTCACCAGGAGCATATTTTTGACCTTGACACCACTCAGTACAGAAAGGATCGAAACTCATATATCGAGCAATTTCTAAATCTAAATCTGTACCTACTCCTGTCTCCCTATAATTGAAACTAGTTGTAGAAGATGTACGTTGTTCAGATACTACACGTCGATCACCAGGATTAGCTACATAAGCAGGCTCTAAACTTTTTTCCATTTCTTTTATCATTATTTCGCAGTTCTCTTTACTTAAAAAATTCTTTTGAGTATAGATTTGAGTAAAAGGAAATTTAAAGCGTTTTGCAGTACATGGAATTTTTTGTTTTGTGAAATTTAAATAATTAATAAAACGAGGTTCCTTATTGATTTCGGGTAAAGCTAGTAATTCTTTTATCTCCTCATCACTGCATTCCATCTCTTCTTTATAAAGACGAATTATCTGAGATTTACTAGCTCCAGACATCGCATTAATTAAGAATTCTTGCTTAAAAGAAGTATCCATATCAAAATACAATCAAGTTCATTTAAGATAAACGAAGGAATAGAGGAAAACAACTAGTGGGAGGAATTTTTCTTACTTCTCTTGTAATTTATTATGCTATGTATCTTAGTAGCTCTTATTTATTAGCCCACAACTACGATATCAAGACTAAAGAACGATTTTGACTTAGTGTCTTTAGATGGTTATTACTGTTAGGATGAGTAAATAACGGCAGGACTCTTTTGGATTCCATGTTAGAGCTACCAGTGGATCAGCAGTTTGCTATTCACGCAGCAGCAATCGCAATCAAAGAACTTGATCGAGATGAGCTAGAAGAAGCTTTTATTGACATGCTTCATCAAAAAGCCACCGAACGTCAGATCTTTCTGAACATTCTGAAGGAACATGGTATCGATGCAGATATCAGCTTCAAATTTTTAAAAGCAAACCAAAGACCCTAATCCAATGGCAACTAGAACTATTAAAGGAACATTAGATACTCTGCAAGTGGATGCAGGTTCAGAAATTACCTATAAAGGAGATTCTCTGACAAGTAAAGACCAACGTGCTTTTCAAGTAAATCCAGGAGGTACTGGAAGCTTAATTGTAGATATTGATCAAAGCACTGGTGTATCTAAGTTAGAAATTTTCCAAGAAGATGCTTATACAGGATCTGCTCGCGCTACAGGTTATCAAACAATTACTAATATTGGAAAAGCAGGTAAAGGCAAAGGTGCTGTTGCAGTAACAGTGACGAATGCAGCAAAGAATTATATTGTTATGCTTACCTTAAGTGGTTATTCAGAAGTTGCCTACAGCGGATCCGTTACCGTCCCGTAAGTTAGATACTTCGTATGCTAATAAATACGCATACAAAATAGTTTCATATTATTCAATACCAAGAACCTATAGAGGATTTGATTCCTATGCCTCTTATAAGAATCGTGATGAATTTATCTGGCGTATAGGTTTTGGTAGTACAGAAATAAGAGATAAAGTTATTTCAGGTAGAACTAAAGCTACAAGAGAAGAGATAGAAGATCAATTACAAAGAGATTTAGAAAAACTATCTTATAAGATTGCAAGACTTATTTTCTGGCCTTTAAATGCAAAGAAAAAAGCTGCAATTTTAAGCTATGCATTTAGTATTGGATTTCCTGCTTTTAAAACTTGCGAATTATTAGATATTATAAATAGAGGGATTAAAAGAAAAGAAATTATTAAGATCTGGTCGCCATATATTAACAAGAAATGGCTTCACTATGGAGAGAATTTTATTGATCAACGCAGATCAGAACTGAATTTATTCCTTGCACCTGATAAAGAAGTCCCTACTTTAATTCCACATAAATGTAAGCTTAAGGAATGTCTCTTGAATGTAGGTGATACATATAATGGCAATATCAACCAGATAAAGGCAATTACTTATCTGGAAAAGAAACTTTTAGAATTTGATCCGTCTGGAGAGGTTCTTCGCAGGTTTTTTCGATACTGGAATCAAGAACCTGGAGGTCTGGGATCTCCACGATGCCTTTAGTATCCTGAAGCCAATCTAGACAGTTAATAAGCTTCCACTCTTCGCTACATTCACTCAAGAGTTCGTCAGGACTCATTCTGTGGTTTCTTTCCATACTTTTAAGAGAATTAAGTAACCGATTAGATCTTGCAATACATCTTCATCTTCAGAAAGAATGTTTGCTCCTTGTTTTATTCTATTTAACTTATCGTCAATACGAACTAAGATCTGTTCACAACTATTTGCCTTACTGAATACTCGGATTGGTTCCAATGCAGAATTCCCGTAAGCCCGATTCTTTTTTAATAGAAGATCTCGAATATCATCACAAATCTTGGCAATTAAAACAGCCGTTCGGCTCAGCTCATGATTATCCATTAAAACCTCTTGCTAAAAATAGCATTTCTTTTTCTTTACCGTTTGGCCTCGGTAGAATATTATCATGGTTAAAACAAGATCACAAGACTATAACGTAGATAATCGTTATAGAGAAACTGCTGGATATACAGATGTTCCAGGAGAATCAGCAGGAGATAATACTGCAGGAAAAAGACATCTTAAAAATTATATTGAACGAGATAGGGTTAGGGGTATGAATCGTATTGCTCCAGATAATCGAGATGAAAATAAATTTATTCTTCCTGGACAAGGAGGTTTAATTCCTATTCCTGATGGAGGAAGTGTTAGCAATACTGATAGCAGGATGACTTTTAGAAATTCATTTAGAGCTTCTCAAAAAGATCCTAGTTGATGATATGGCCAATATTTGAAAATATTTCTCTGAATCTTTCACTGGATTCAAAACTTATTGATGGCTGTGGAAGGTAAATAAAAAAGCCCCAAGTAAAAGGAGTATCAAATCTATAGTACTTTTTCCCTTGAATTAGATTAGCTCGTTTAGAGGGAATACAAATGGGATAATTCCACATTTCTGGACAAGCTCTAAACATCTCATGATTACAAGAAAATAAAAGTCCTTCAAATATATTACGTAACTTCCATTCTTTTTCTAATCGTCTAAACCATGCAATAGAAGGACTTGTCGAATTTGCACCACCATGTAATCCCCATCTCCAAGTACCTCTTTGTTTATTGAATGAGCAACGACCATATGTAGGAGGAAAACAATATACTTTTCCACTCCAAGGAACATCAATATTCAATCCGTCATCTTCTTTTGTATAGAAATTTCTTGCACGTAAGAATTCTTTATTAGCATGTTCTGTACTACAAGGATCTAAGTCTATTTCATAATTAAATAAAGCTGCTATATATGGAAGATATTCACAGGGTGTAAGCCAATCTTCTTCTAGTCGCCAAATTCTCTTTGCGTTCTCAAACTTTCTACGTCCTTCTGCGTAGCTTTTTTTCATGCATCTTGGATAGTCTTTTTCTCAGTTTTATCATAGTGTATAAGAGATAAGTATTTTGGATCTTGCAATATAAAAATTGCTTCTTTTTGCGGGTTAACTGCTTTGGCTTTAACAAGAGCACGACGCATTACATCAGCTAAGTCTTTCATATCTCTACTAGACATGTCTTCTATAGCATTCATTAAATGCTCTACAGTTAAATAGAACATAGAATTCTCTTCTGATTTTGGAGCATAAACAATGACTCCAGGACCTTCTACTGTATAAAATTTCTCATAAAATTCAGCCATATCAACAGTTACTCGCTCAATAACTAGATCAAGCATTTTTTGTTCTGCTTCTGTTGGGTTAGCTTTTAACAGCTTGTTTAGAATCTTCTTTCGGCGTTCGGTCATGTTTAGTGTATTTGAGAAGGTCTGAGTTTTTTAAAGTGTTGTGAAGTTTGTCTAAACCTCTATAAAGAACAACTGGTTTACCTGCGTTACCAATTTTCTTTACTAACTTACCATTAGAATCTCTAACTTTAATTAACTCTTCTTGTCGTAAGAGATACTCTGCTACACAACGATAGCGACGTTTTGAATTTAAATCAATATCTGGAAAACGATCACAGATTGTCGCTGCTTTCATATCACTAAAAGCAATTCTTATTTGATCGGCTAAAGATAAACCTAAAACCATATCGTTCGTAGACGTTTCATAACTCTGAATTAGTTCTAAATATCTTC